ATGGATAGATTTCTCTCTAGAGAAGAAAGCAATGAACTTATGGAATTATTAAATATTCCAAAGCATTGCTATGGAAATTTTGCCTTGATGAAAATAAATCATAGAAAAATGAGCCTAAAATACCATCCAGATAAAGGAGGAGATCCAGAGAAAATGGCAAGATTAAATGCTCTTTGGCAAAAACTTCAAGAAGGAATTTATAATGCAAGGCAAGAATATCCAACCAGCTTTGGAAGCAAGGTAGGCAGCTGGTTCTGGGAGGCCAATTTAATTACTTTAAAAGAATATTATGGAAAAAGAAAATTTGATGAAAATTTAATTAAGCATTGGCCACAGTGTGCTGAAAAAGCCCTCCAAGAATGCAAGTGCCTAACTTGCAAATTAGGCTTACAGCACCAAGTGTATAAACAGATGCACCAGAAGAAATGTATAGTTTGGGGAGAATGTTTTTGTTTCAAATGCTACTGCATTTGGTTTGGGAGAGGACCTCTATTGTCTGGATTCCTTGTGGGCATGGAGTGTAATTGTGGGAGAAGTGGACTTTCATCTGGTGAACATATATCTGAGAATAAGCCAAGGCCTAAATTGGGGTAAGTAAGAGATGGGGGTGACACTAACATAGTTAAACATGTAATAATTGTAGTTTTTCCCTTTAGCATGATGTTCCAACCCAGGACGGAAGAGACATACCTCCCTATGGGCACCCCACCTGGGCCTCCTGGTGGGAAAGCTTCAATAGGGATTGGGACAACCTCTTTGAAGACCTCCAAGACCCAGACCTTTTCTGTGATGAATCCACCCTTCCCTCTGATGAATCTAGATCTCCAAGCCCCACTCCGGGCACCTCTACACAATTTAGCGAGGAGAATCCAAGAAGAAGAAGAAGTGAGGACCCCCCGACTTGCAGCCAGTCCTCCTTCACAGCAACCCCACCAAAACCAAAGAAATCTAAGTATGACTCTGTCCCTAATGATTTTCCTAATGTCCTGCGGCCTTTTCTTTCTTCTGCTGTCTATAGTAATAAGACTTTATCATCTTTCTTGATATATACAACTAATGAAAAAGCTGAGTTTTTGTATAAAACTTTGGATAAATTTAATCCTGATTTCAAAAGCAGGCATGCCTTCCAAGAGGGAAGCCTTGTATTTTTAATGACTCCTGGCAAGCATAGAGTTTCAGCTATTAGAAATCTTTGCCTAACACACTGTACTGTAAGTTTTTTATTATGCAAAGCAGTAATTAGGCAAGTAGAATGTTACAGATGCATGTGTTCAGAGCCATTTAAGCTGTTAGAGGAAAGTAAACCAGGAATCTTTGAATATGAATTTAGTGAAGAAAATGGAAAGCCTGTGGTTAATTGGAACTTGCTAACTGAATTTGCAGTGCTTAATAGACTAGATGATCCACTAATTATTATGGCTCACTATTTAGACTTTGCAGAGGAGCCAAGTCTATGTCTAAAGTGTTCCAAGAAAAACCTCAAAGCTCATTTTAATTACCACAATGTGCACCATAAAAATGCAAAGCTGTTTAAGGAGTGCAAAACACAAAAGACTGTTTGCCAACAGGCAGCAGATGTAGTGATGGCCAAGCAAAGATTAAAATTAATTGAGTGTTCAAGAAAAGAATTGCTGGAGGAAAGGTTTAAATTAATGTTTGAAAAACTTACTGATGAATTTGGCCAAATAAAAATCCTTCAGTATATGGCAGGAGTTGCTTGGTATTCTTGCTTATTTGAGAATATAGAGGAGGTAGTCACCAAAATCATAAGATTAATTGTTGAAAATGTGCCTAAAAAAAGAAATACTCTATTTAGAGGACCTATAAACAGTGGAAAAACTACTTTAGCTGCAGCTTTGATGAATTTCCTTGGGGGAAAAACCTTAAATGTGAACTGTCCAGCTGACAAACTGGCCTTTGAACTTGGTTGTGCAATAGACCAGTTTGTAGTTATTTTTGAAGATGTTAAAGGTCAGGTTGCACTTAATAAAAAGCTGCAGCCTGGACAGGGTGTTTCAAATTTAGATAATCTCAGAGATCACTTGGATGGGAGTGTCGAAGTAAATTTAGAAAAAAAGCATGTGAACAAGAAGAGTCAAATTTTCCCACCCTGTCTGGTTACAATGAATGAATACCTATTGCCTGAAACCATTTACACAAGGTTTGCTTATGTCTTAAACTTTTCTCCCAAGGAACATCTTAGATCAGCTCTTCAGGCAGGGGATTATTTGCTGACTGAAAGAATACTTCAAGATGGTGTAACTGTTGCTTTGTTACTTGTTTGGTACTGTCCAATTACCATGTTTACAGAAGCTATAAGAGAAGATGTAAAGTATTGGAAAGATATTCTATGTAAATATATGGGTCATACCAATTTTGCTTCACTGCTATTAAATGTGGAGGAGGGGAAAGATCCCTTGGATGGAATTGTAATTGAGGTTGAGGATGAAGAAGAAGAATTCTCTGAAACAAATGATTCAGGTTTCCAAACACAGTAAACCTTTATTAGTCTTATATAACAGCAAAATTTGCAGCATGGAAAACAAGGCATACTAATAAAAGCTTGTGGCTACCAAATATTTGTCTGGTGATTAATGCATTCTGATTGGGGGGCGAGTTTGGTCTTGTCCAAATTGGTCAATGTATCTGACCATGTCAGGATCTCCTGGAAGTCCTTCTGTTCCATCATACACTCTCACTTCTTCAACCTGAGTAAACAACCGAGAGTCCATGGGTTGTCCCTGTACAGGTGGCATCATACCAGTAAACAGATTATTCAGCAAAGAAGTAACTGGGTAAGGATTTTTTACAATTCTTTTTCTTAGAGTTATATCAAAATATCTGGGCAAACCTCTGTATTTCATGCTTCCATCATTAGCCACATAAAACCCCACTATGTCACATGCTGACACATACAGGCTGTCCCCTTTACACAGGGGACCCACACCATTTTCATCTAGCAAAACAGTAGTCACAGTATTTGTAAATTGCATAACAGGAGGAGTGCTTTGACCTCCAGTGTAGCTGCCATAATATCTGCTGTTTTCATTTTTAAAAGGGTCAGGGCACCAGCATTCAACAGGGAAAGCCCCATCTTTTAGCAGCTTAGATTTATATGCTGTATTTAGAGCCTGCTGAGTAGAGCTTTTCCCATCTGGGCCTACATACTTATCTTTGTACTCAGTTTTATAATTACTGGTTATAAACTGAAGATCTAGAGGTTCTCCACCAACTGCAAACATATGGAAATTCATTCCTTCAATAGGAAAGCCTATGCCCTGATCATCATACATTCTCTTAGAGGGCATGTGACAATTTACAAGAGTAGATACTCCCACCACCTCAGTTTTTACAGACACAGCTTCCCACATCATCAAAGTATTACAAGTCAAATCCTCATTTAGCATAGGAAGAGGTATTCTAGCAGTACTATATGTTGGTATTTCTTTTTCTGTAGGTTTGTCATTTGCCAAGCTGTCAGCAACAGTAACTTTTTCACTGTATCCATATCCATCCTTGTGCTCATCATTTTCTCCCATTCTAGGATTCAGAAAACATTCAATTTGTGTAACACTGTCAGGACCTGTTTTGAGGCCTAGTACTTGTACATTTCCTTTCACTATTAGTTTAGGCACTGGCTTAGGCTGCGGGCATGTTTTTCTACAGCCTTCTCCTTTTCTTTTGGGGGCCATCTTCTTTTCTCAAATATTCACCAAAGGTGGGAGTTATGTCTCCATACAGCCCCAAAACAAGAGGTAGCATCCAGTCTGGGCAGACTCTTTGGTGGGCCCCTCCAGGGGCGGGATAGGTCTCTATTACCTCTGCAGATTCATCTGTTGCAACAGCCAGCTGATGTCTATCAGGTATTTTTTCCTGGAGTCTTCTGTATAGATCCCTGGCTTGTGGAGGGCTAATCCCTGGTAATTGTCTGTAATATGATTCAAGATGTGAATAGACATTGCTAGGCCCTGTAGTAAGAACCCATCTACTATTTTCAATTAACCTAGCCATAAGATCCTGGAAGTGGCCTGACCCTCTTGCCACTAGTTCCCTGCTGGCATGGCCTATTTGATGCCTACTTTCATGTAATATAGCATCCCACACATATCTGCTCACTGTATGAATCAGGCTGCTTGCCCAATCATCAAGAATATTTAGGTAATGGGCAAAGGTATTAACCCCTGGAAATAAAATATCATAATAGTCCCACGGTCTCCAAACTTGCAAAGCCATTTCACTGGGATTTCTCTTATTTCTGTTTACTATTGACACTTCTCTGGCATATCCGTAGCGAATTCCAGCAGCTACAAGTCCACTTGCACCTGAAATAGCTTGGAAAAGGGTACCAATGCCTACTGCTTCTGACAACATCCCAGGTAAAGCATGCATCAGGCTAAAATCTTCCATTGTTAGCCCCATGGCCCCTAAGGCTTCAGAGGCTGATAGGCCTTCTATAGTCATTAGGCCCATAACTTCTGTTTCAACAGCAGCTGCCGCTTCTCCTGTTAGCACAGCATCCACAGCAAATCCAGTAGCAGTACTTAATTCAGCTGATATTTCAACAATATCAAAGAATAAACTGATTACTCCTCCCATTTTACCTAAAAAATAAAGAAAAACTTACCATTAGAGTTTGAATTTCCCGGGACTAGACAAAGGCGGGTGAGCTGTTGCTATAGAGACTGCACGAGCACAGGATGAGAGCAGTTAGACAAGTGCTAAGTTAAGAACACATAAACAATCACGGGATTTGGCAGACTTCCTGTCCTTGTAGCAGTATGACAAACATCCTCTGAAGTGCCTGCTCAAGCATTTTTTAAATAGGTTGCTAGGTGGCGCACAAGGGTTGTCAGGGCTAGCGGATCTTAGGCAAACAGTTCCTTCCTTAAGTCAACAGTCTAAGTATACACTTAAGATGCCTAATAAGAGGGTTGCTATGGAAATGCAGTTTTTTTGCAGTATTAGCAGGAGGCTGAGGCTTCCTGCCCCTTTGTTCCCTAAGTCAAAGGGAGAGGCCTCCGGAGGCCTCTTGAGGCTTGGCACATCCTACCATTTATGTAAGCCAAATCTGATGAAAATTAATTGGGGGGGAAGGAGGGTTTTTAAGGGCTGAAATCAGAGCCATCTTCATTTCTCCCCTTACCTGTCTTCTGGTGCATCCAACAGCC